CGATTGGCTTAGCAAGTCAAAACGCAATGATAGGATTACGTATTACCGTGGTTTCTTGTTTGCACCACATTTACAGAAACTATCACCAATGGACGAAAAGCGTCCTGCTAAAATTAGGAATCATGCTTGGTATTTGCATATGTCTGGGCTCATTGAGCTTGTACAAAAGAAACATGCAGATTTTGACTACGAATACATAGCGATAAGACGATGATAGATATTATATTGTTTTTATTGATACCTCTAAAAATAGTTTTGGCATTTTACGTGACATACCATATTTATATGTGGGCCCTTGGACTATGATGGAGTTCATACATAACAGCTGGCATGGCGTAATGAATCACAAGCGTAATCCGTTGCGCCATATACCAGATCAAAACGTGCGTCATCTTGTATTACAGCTTCTTGCTTGGATGTGGTGTATAGCATTCTCGTTATACTTTTCATCCTGGTATTTGTTTGGGATTACAGTGGTATCACACTTTGTTTTTATTATTGCGATATTTATCACAGTAATGACATTTAGTATGGTAACACCAAAACCACAACCAGAAGAGTATGAAGAAGATGACATGGACCCAATAACGGAGAATGATGATGACTATTATTAAAGAAGTAAAGGTTAGTGATGAGTTAAAACGCGCACGTGATGCGTTTTATGATGCAATATTTGAGGGTGATGATATTGCCATGGTACAAGCCAACGATGCGGTTGGCTACTATGAATCATTTGATAGTGAATATTGCCCCGAGTACCCAGGTTTTTAAGGAGAAATAGAATGAAATTAATTGAAGCTGCAATGCAGATAGATAAAATAATACGACAAGCAATAGATGAAGGCACTGGTTTTTACGATACATTAAGTAAAGTAAAAGCTGTGAAAGTGCACAACATAGAATTTAGTAATCAAATGTTATTAGAGATCATGTTGGATTATGTAAAAAACTACACAGATTTTGTTAAAAACGAAGATGATATACAGGAGATGTTTGATGAAGCAGAAGCCAGTTGGAATAAAAAGTACAATTAAGTCATGGTTTGCAAAACGACCAAAATCAAAATTAGCTTTAGTATGGATGCATATATACCACGACGAAGACCATGGTATCATAGGACATTGTGCATTTGATCGTCACAAAGCTATAAAAGGTAAAGATAATTTTAGGAGAGCATATGAAAGATAACAAAACGCCAGAAGAAATAGCACACGCAAAGAAGCGTGATGCATTGATAAAAGAAAGGCCACGCGAGTGGGAACATATACAAAGAGAACGACAAAAGATACGTGATGCAAAGACACAACAGGCGTTAGAAAATACTCCTGATTACACAGATCCTACAATAACATTTACACAACCAGCGGAAGGCACAGAAGTTGGTGGTATGAAAGCTTTTCATGTAGAAAAAGGTGAAGAGCGTAATACCTACCAGATTGTTACCAAGCGTGAGATTACATTTAGTTACATGATTCGCGCAAAGAACGAAGAGGACGCAATGATAAGAACATTGTCTTTTGTTAGTAAAGATGGTAGTGGTCAACGTGAAGATGTAAAAAGACCCATGTATCATGGTAAACCTATGATACGTGAGTGGATAGAAAAGATAATTAAGATATCCTAATGGACATCAACAGCATACCAAGAGTCACGATCACGTGGATGGATGCACGTGATATGGAAACAGGGTGGCTTGATATAAAAGACATTGTGTCAGCGCCGCTTGCAAAATGCCAAGAAACTGGTTGGATGGTCGTGAATAATGATGAGAAGATAGTGATTATGAGATCGTGGTGCTTGGACCGGGATGATAACCATGGTGGTGGCGCTATTGCCATACCAAAAGGATGGGTAACAAAGATAGAATATTTAGAGGGGTCACATGCCGACGTACGAAATTAATTTATGGTTAGATAAAAAAGTAATAGAGAAGATAATAAAACAATTTGATAGTGATGATAAAGTATTGGAATATATAGAGAATAATTTTGACACTACACCAGATCCTGGTTTTCCATCATTAGATCCAACACGTGGATATGTAAGGCCAAAAGCTTCGAAGTATACAATTACATGGGCTAGAGTGCATACATACGAACGTAAAAAAGGACCAAAAAGAATACAGCTTACAGAAGAAGAACAAGAGATACAGAAGACGTTGGAGGCATCAATTACAAAAGAAGCTATTGATGAGTGGGGGGAAGCTGAAATGTTAAACGAAGTAAGAAAAGATTATTGGAGCAACCCAGATGCAAAAGGCCTTGAAGAGAAACGATAAAGACGGTTTGACACCTAAACAAATGAAGGTGTATAAGATGATAAAGACATTTATCAAAGCAAATGGTTATTCACCATCGTATGAAGAATTGAAACAGTTGATTGGATCTAAATCCAAATCACATGTTCATGGTTTGGTCCATCAATTGATACGTAGAGGGTGGATAGGAAAAGGTAATGGCAGAAATCGGTCAATTTTTATTTTGTAATGTGTCATGTATAGTGATATATTTGCTGTGTTTAAATTATTTTTTTGTTACCGGGATCAAAAGAGGTGCCACAGTGACACAATTGACGATTATGTTATATAAATCAATAACTTATCTTGTGGCACTAGTGTGTCACTACTCTAGACAACGCAAGGCACTTTTTTGTATTTTGGAAAATAAAATGAGTAAAAACTCAACTATACTGCGGAGTTCAGCATGGTAGATAAAATAATTAGTGGTGCCACAAGTGGTGCCACAAATATGGCAAAACGATATCCAATTAGAAATGATGGATTGACAGATAAACAACGTATCTTTGTGCAAATATACACAGAGAACGAAGGAAGGTTGACACCAACAGAATGTGCAAGACAAGCAGGTTATGCAGAGGACAGAGCAAACACTACAGCGTCAGAACTATTAAATGGTAAACGCTTTCCAAAAGTTGTAGAAGCTGTTGTAGCAAGAAGAGCTGAAATAGAAAAAACACATGAAGTCAAACTCAATAAACACGTACAAGAGTTGGCTAGACTTCGTGAGAAAGCTCTTAACGAAAAGTCTTATAGTGCTGCCGTTAATGCTGAGCGGTTGCGTGGGCAAGCTGCAGGATTGTACATCGATAGAAAAGAAATCAGAACTGGTAGTATTGACTCTATGTCTAGAGAAGAAGTTTTAAAGGCGTTGAAAGAGGTTGGATTAGGAGGCAAGTTTGAAAAGAACGGAGCGAGAACAAAACTATCCATCGAAGAGGAATCCGATAGCAAAGGAATTAAAGACGTCACGCCAATATCGTCAGAGGGTGGTGAAGAACAAGAAAAAGTATGACCGTAAAAACGGAAACAAACTTTTGGAAGAGTTTAAAGAAATACTTAGACGGTGGTGATTACATCACATCACGATTAGAAAGCTACGTTACGCCAGGATTCCCAGATTGTTTAGTTTATCACAAACAGACAGGATTTTTTACACTTGAGTTAAAGGTCGCAAATAGTAGTAATAAAGTGGTACTATCTCCGTTTCAAATTGCATGGAATATGCGTCATGCTACAGCTGGTGCACAATCATATATCTTGGTCAGCTTGCCTCTCGCAGAGGGGGTCAAATTGTTTCACGGATGCAAAACCAAGGAGCTCGGCGAAAAGAACGTGTTCCAAGTGCCCGGCCTGTACGAAGGACGGCTCACGGATCTCGATTTTTGTCAAGTAGTTTCAAACTCCCAAACTCCCTAATATAAAAAAACTTGTTAATAACCTGTGGATAACTCGCCAGGAGTCCGGGCGCCCGGCGCCTGGTGCGCAGCGTCAGAGAAGCAAACTCCGAAACTCCTCTCACAAACTCCCAAACTCCCGTAATAAAACTAATCCCAACTGGCCAGGATCCCAGCAGCCAGGTGATTACGCACCGGGCGCGCCCGCCACTTCCCGGGAGATACGTTATATAAAAATCGCAGAAAACTCCCAAAAATTTTTTCACCTCAGTCTTGACAAGATCCGAAGCGAAGGTATATATACCAGGCCGGGATGTCTTCTAACATCTCGAAGAATTAGAAAGGGCGGAAATGCTTGATTTTTTATTGGGGATACTCATTCCTCTGAAGCTCCTGCTGCTGGTGTGGTTTGCCTGGCAGCTGCTGCACTGGCTGCTCTGAGCTGCAGCTGGGCCCGCAGCTCCCCAATCAAACTCCGAAACTCCCTGTATTAAATAATAAACTAATAAGTTACATGCGGTTTGGTCGGCTGGGAGTCCGGGCGCGCCCGGCGTGGAACCAGAGTGGATATTTTATTATTTCGCACTTGTCATCACATTAGATTCGTGATAGAACTGCAGATAGAAAGAGAAAGGACTAATTATGATTCGTTGGAACAAATGGACTAGAGATTACACATATACTTATCTATGGCATGATGGGGCTTGGAAACTTATCCACAGAAAAAGAAATAAACCGATTGCGTCATGGTTTGGAAAGTTGTATAACATAGTCATGGGATAAGCCCTGTCAGGTAGCTCCTGTCTAATCCAGATTAAAATGAGAGAGGCGTCTGGTATCCCTAGCTAAACCCCAAGATAAACGGAGTTATTCGGCTCTTGGGGTCGAGTGTTCATAGGCGAAAGCAGTCTGCAAAAAAACAGGTGCCTATAACACTCCAAACTCCAAACTCCAAACTCCCCGAAACTCTTATTGATATAATAACCCTATTGCACTGGCCGGGCGCCCGACTTCCCCGGGCTCGCAGGACATCTCAACGGAAATAAAAAAAGGGCGATATTTCTATCGCCCTTTTTCAACCATGCGTTGTTAGTAGGTATATATTACATGGTTAAACCCATACGTTTTAAGACATATCCAACCT